AGAAATCAAATGGGTTGATAGGATTTTCATCTTCAAATGCCGGCTGCATTGCTTCAGTAATCTTATCAAAAATCTTTTTACCAAATTTGAAAAGTTTTACTTGTCCTTCATTTTCAGGATGTTTAGGGTCACTTACGACTAGAATATTTGCATAGTAAGATAATTTTCTTTTTCTCTTTCTAGCAATCTCTTTATCAGAATCAACACCTGTGTTCCACAGTCTTGTATTTTCCTCTGATACTGGATCCTTTTGACCAAGTGTAGTCAAACTGTTTTCAATATACCAACCACCTTTGTCTTGGAAGGCGTGTGACCATACTCTCTGCCACGGCATATCTTCGCCATTTGGAGCAGGTAAGAAACGAATAACAGCATAGCCGTTACCAGTTTTATCCATCTCAATCTTCCAGAGTCTATCGTCTTGGTATTTGTTTTTGTTTGATTGGTCCTCTGGATTTAGGTTTTGTTCCAGAGCTTTAGTTAGTTTGTCAAAGTTACTTGACGAGGTCTTTAATGTTTCGAAATCCATATTTTCTCCTATATTTTTCGTATTGTTGTATTCGTATTGTCTGTTTTAATCGACACCATTATTTATAAGAGTTTTACCTCTATTTTCAAAATTATATGCGAAATAGGGGGGACTTGGGTACACCCCCAACTCAGCTACACAGATACCTGTTCTAATGAGCCAAGAACCAACTTCCACTCGGTAGAGTGATGTGACACAACGCCTTTCAGCAGCCATGCCTGAGTACCACCTCTAAGCTGTCAAGTTTGGCTGTCTGGTAACAGCCTCTTCCTTGCACTATAAAAAGAAAGTAATTAGTTTTCTTTTGCATATGAGTTCTATTATACACTATTCTACCCATTTGTCAAGCGTAGGATAGTCAATATAAAATAAATTTTCTCCTTCATATTTTTGCCATTCCTTAATAGGTTCAGCAATTTTACCTTGGTCAGGATTTACCTTATAAAATTTTACTTCAGGATGCCAATCCATTAATGTATACCATTGGTCAACCCAATTTACATGAGGTGTAGCACCTTGTTCTTTTGGTACATAGTTTTTAGTGCCAGCAAAGATATTATTTACTTTACCAGTTTCACTAATCAAATCATGGCCTATCATGTAAATCTCTTTTGCACCTTTTTTAATTGCAATATAACCTGACATAGCCCCACAAGCCCAACCTAGGTCTTTTGTATCGCATATATCAGTTAAATTGTGTGACATATTATTATCATAAATCCAACTAACATAACTATAATTTTTGTTTATGTTTTTTACTGTTCTTGTTTTATCTTGTCTAATAATGTTAACAATACCTTGTAAGTTAGAACCGTGCATTACAAATTCTGTAGCGTCACCTCTTTCATTTTCATATAAACCGTCCCATTGTTTTTTTACATCATTAACTTCATTTAAATTTAAACCTGCATACAACATCATTTCATAATGATTTGCTGGAACTTTAGTCCAATTTCTAAAATAACATTCTACATCTTTTGCAATGCCTGATTGATAAGCCTCATGTGTGATACCACTATCCACACATACTAATATATCTGGTTTAAAATCTCTGTAAAGAGCGTTACAACCTATTATAGTACCTTTACCTCTTAATTTATTCAGGTCAAAACCTAATCTACTTGTACCATTACCTATACAAAATGCTTTCATCCACCAAACCAACTATTCATTATACCAACACCATAGATTGCCACACTTACTGCATTTAAAACAATCAATGCTCTGTCATGCCATAGTATACCTACAACTAACCATGCTACCATGCCGACTATTGAAACATATAAGTTCATAGGAAATATATTTGCTGAAGTCATCATCATTGCAACTATTAAAAACATACTGCCTGTCCATTTAATATACCAAGACAGGTCACCTTTTGGTGTAATCTTTTTATAAACTCTACTAGAATTTAATTGTTTAATTTTTTCGTCAAGTTTTTCTCTAATAGGTTCTATTGTCATAATCCACTTCTATATAAATCTCATTGCTACTAACCAACCAAATACATTTACAATTGTAAAATATCCAACTAACATTGTTGGCCATGCTAGTCTTCTTCGCCAATTTGAATACACAGCTGTTAAACTTCCAATGAAGTAACCAGGATATATGTATCTCATATCTGGATTATCTGCCGTAATAGCCATTGTCATACTTGCAAGAAGTATAAAAACGAAACTTGCCATTTCGAAATAAAATGCCACCTTATCCGATTGATAAGATGATAACCAAAAATCTTTTATTGCGTTCATACAAATATCTCCTTCATTATTAGTTTACACTCTGTTTCATTATATTTAACAAAACCTTTTAACTTGGCCATCTTAAATGCGATTTTAGGCCATACAACCTTTTCTTTAATATCTTTAGACCAATTCTTACTATACGATAAAACTGAATCAAGAATGATGGCGGACTGGATGTTAATTTTCCTTTGAAGAAGTAATCGTAACATTGTAGGATGTTGTCCATTATGTACGAGTAACACATCATTAAACCTAGCCATATCGCCCCCAATGTTATCATAGAGTAGGCTACAATCGCTTCGAAAGTGATAACTAACCGATTCTTTATACTTTCGATACTCCAAATAGTTCCCTTTGCCATCATTTTCTAATAAACTCTTTACCCATTTCTTATCATCTTTTGCGAAATTAGCCACAAAGAAATCCAATATTTCATCTTCTTTATACTGTTTACTAAGCTTATGAAAAAAGTACCTATCATTCCTGCTTGTAAATGTATCCAGTTTCGCATTGATTTTGCCTTCATACTTATGATAATCATATGAAGCCGAAGTAAAATGTAACTTGACGGCCAAGTAAGTTTTATATACTGAAAATCCATCATACATTTCTATTCCTTCTAAAGTATCTACGCCATAATGCTGACCTTGTCATTGACACCACGGTAAATATTAAAGCAATACCCATACTATCAAATATGGTAGGGTGTAAATCAAATAATGGAAATATTAATAACTGTATAAGAACAGCTAATATAAAACCACTACCTACATCTATTACACTTTCAAATATATCTCTATTCATCTAATTTGTATTCAAAGTTTTGTGTTTCATTATTAATATGTATTTGTTTGGCGCCATTTCTAATATGAAAATGTGTAGCCATTGTAGTCAATGGTGATAAAGTTACCAATCTACTAAAATTTTGTGTATCTGCCCACTCGGCAAGTTTTTTAATAATTTCTTTACCTGCACCTCGTTTCCTAGACCATACAGTATATGCAACTACAATTTCGCCTCGCTGACCATCTTGGTTGGCAGCTTGTGACATATAATCCATTTCTCTTACTGTGCAAGGAACCTCTGGACAAAATGCAACACAGACAATCGCCTCAATCTCGTCATTATACTTTAGACCAAATATTTTACGGCCTTGCATAATACGGAAACCAAGGGTCAGCTCAGGTCTTACAGGATCCTCTGATACATCAATGTCATCTAGTTCGACAAGTTCAGTACCTTTGACCCACTTAAAAAAATCTTCTATATTATCTTTAAACTTCTTCATCTAATAAACACTTTGCACTTATTGGAAAATGGTCAAGTAAATGTCTTGCCATTTGTTGAGTTACCATTCTTGTTTCTTCTTGTGAATCAGGTTTATTTCTTAAATTACACACTCTAGCAAAAGCCATAAGTGAGCCTGTCCAATACCACTCTGTCATCATATTTTGTGGTAATACCATTCTTGCCATTTCAGGAGCAATTCCTTCTTTAATCATTTTTTCATATGTATTTTTTGCTTCATCTACCAAAGGCATAATATCATATTCATGTTCTAGTTCACTTGAACCTTGTTTTTTATTTTCTGGTTTACCACGCCACATAAATGGCACATAAAACTCTGGTTCATAATCAACATATCTTCTACTGACTTCATTCCAAACAAGGCCAACTTGGTGTTTTACCAATTGTCTTGCAACAAAGATAGGTGCTTTAATTAAAAACTGCAATGTTGTATGACCAAAGGGCGACCAATGGTCATGGTCTGCAAGGTATTTAATTAACTTTTCATCACCTTGGTCAATTACATCTTTTCTTTT